AAAATATAAAGATCCTTTGTTTATTAGTAATGACGGTGATGCTCACGATTCTAGATAACACAAAACTCTTATAGATTCTATTGATAATTATCTAATTACGTAGGTAATAGATAAAATCTTCGATAGAGAATCTTGGTTGACCGAGGCTTAGAGAGATAGAATCCGTAACATGGTTTTCAGCCCTGATGCATATATTATTGGATTCGATAATAAAAAGAAGGTTTTAAAAGCAAAGATTACTGGTACAGTTTTTTTCTGGTCATCCGACTAGAACTACCTTTGGAAATACCTTGAGGGTTATATTTTATTTGAAATATTCTTATTATTTATCTAATATTAAAGACTATTCCTTATTTGTTTGTGGAGATGATGTTTTGTCCATTACAGAAAATAAAAATAAGGAAAAATTTGAAAGAAACTTTTATCGTGTGTATACTACAGATAAAAGCCTTATGGTTCATGGTCTTGGATAAGTAACGAAGGGATTAGTATTTTCAAATGAAGTATTTACCTTCCTCAGTTTGAATGGTTGTTATTTTCCAGAGGTTGGAATAAGATTATTTCGTAATTTACCTAGAATTATGATTTCTTAATAATTTACAGATTCTAAATATCCTTTCTAGAAATTATAAGATTTCGAGGTAAGATTAGATATGTTAAAATAATCTTGTACCAATTCTATATTTTTGAGTGGACCAGGCCTTCAATTTATTAAAGAATTTTTATAATATCATCCTAAATGTTCTGATTCGTTGGGAATGGAATATTTAGAACAAAATGAAACTTATGTGGGCAGAAAATATAAATAACTTTAATTCTCTTAGTATTCAACTCCTTAAGATGATGATATCTTCCGTTATGTTTCAACTAGGATAGGAGATATGGAAGGTGTTGATGATTAGCTTGAAAGTATTTTAGTTGGATTGGCTAATAATGATTTTACTGAGATGAATTAATATATGTTGGATAAAACATATAAGCCAGATGTTATTTAACCTAATTAACACCAAGATAAATATGATACTTTTTAGAAAATGTCATAGGCTCACGATGTGTTTAGAACATTCTAATTGCGAGGAACTAATGAATCACCGATTGTAGTTGAGGTGGCAGGGGTGGTCAGCATAATAAATATAGAATAATCTTAGTAGGATTCTGTACCTGTTATGTTGTTTTAGATTGACAATCGATGACGTAAAAACTTATGTGTTCCTAACAATAAAAATCAAAACCCATACCAAGGTGGAAAGAGTAAGAAGTCTACTGTAAATTAGGCTCTTGTTAAAAAGGATAATGCTAACCTATCTTAACAAGTAAAGAAACTAGCATAAAGTGTTTAAAATTTAAAATAAGTGACCGAATAAGATAAGAAAGAGAGAAAGAAAGTTAAAAATATTTTAGATAAAAATAGGAAAATGATGATGACTGATGGTGAGATAAGAAAAAATTATAAAGATTAATTCTCTAATATTTCTGAATATAAGAAATATGAAAGAATGGTAGTTTCACCATTTAATAGTGAAGCAGTCAGAGGACCTTCTAAATTTTT